GGGGAATCTTGAGCTAATAAAATACTACCAGTTGACCAGATCGGCATACAGCGCATTACGCCCGCAAGCTCGTTTATCAAATCGAAGGCAGAGCTAGAAGATTGAATATTTACGTTACATGAGAACCTTGGCTCCTGTCCTCCTAAACCATCATCGACAAGAGTATTTGCAAATTTTGATGCGGTTACAAAAGAAAATAAATCAAGGTTTGCGTCTGCAATATGCGTTCCAAATCCATATCTTTCAGTCGTTAATAAATCTAAAAGTATCATTGCAGGGCAGCTTGTCCAAACCGCAGCGCCCATGACGCCATTAAAAATATATCCTGTCGGGTAAACGATACGACCTGTTGCAGAATCTACAGTCGGTGTTCCTGAACTGGATGCGCCAGCACCGGGTATCCTTACTTTAATTCCGCGAATACGAAATTTCCGGCGAGGGATCGCGCTGAACTGCTGTGAATCGACTCGTATTGAATTATATGCTGAGTTTGCATAAGTATTAGCATCGTCAACTATTTCTGCAAATTGTGTAAATTGAAAAGCATTAATTAAAGAGGAAGTTGTTGAATCTGCTGTAACTCTTATAACTCTTATATCAACAGGAAAAGAACCAGTTATTTTAACTGAATAATCTCTTTGATATGCGTCAGCGGTTCGACCTGTAATCGTATCTTCAATAACATCGGTGTAACCGCCTGAGTTATATTGAACAGCAATTTTAAGATCAACTGTTGAACCTAAAAGATCACCTTCAGTTGTTGCTTCTTGTATTTGTGGAAAAGTTATTGTTACTTTTATACGATCAACATTTGTATTTGTAATCTGTCTCGTTACTGGCGAAGCTACTGTTACTTCAACTCCGACAGGTGTAATTGAAGAAGAACTTTCTACCCCATCAATTTTTGTTTGATTTGATGTTCCAAATCGCGGTGTAAAAGTAACATTTTGAAAATTAAAATCTGAATCCGCTGGACTTGCTGAATTAGCTGTAGATTTTAAAATTGGCGTATCGTTTAAAAAAACATCTTTTAAATATGCATTAGTATATGCCGTTGTTGTTCTATCTGTTAAGCCTTCTTTTGATGCGGTTGCAGAACCTTCAATCTCTCCCTCTGATATAAGGTCAAGAAAAGTCGCAAATTGTTTACTGTGTAAAGTATCAGGTGTTCTTGTCGGTTGTCTTGGCGGCGGCGGCGAACCCCCTCCACCAAATGAACCTCGAATAATTTTTTTTTTATTTTTCATACTTGTACCTGTTCGGTATCTGTTGATCCACTAATAACCACGGAACCAGTAAAGATTTCTCCGTAGACAATAGGAACTGGGGTTCCTGCCCGGCTTGTCTGTTGCGTCCCTGAAAAACTAAAAGATAAACGCGGATCTTGTTCACTAGAAAATTCAGGTTGTTTTGGCATCGGGAACAACATCCCACTCACACCGCCCAGAAGTAAACTTGCACCGATAAGACCGAGAGCCGCCGAACCGTAAGCCCCTGCCGCATATAAACCTGCCCCACCTATCAATCCACCTCCGCCAGCTAAACCCGCCCCAGAACCGCCAGCAAAAAGCCCCGCACCCATCGGCGTAAATGACAAACCTATTAAGGCCACTCCAAGCAAAATCTTTCCAAAATTACCCCCCGAACCTGTAATAACAGGTACAAAAGAAATATCTGATTTACCAATAGGATTGTGAAGCTCGTCTTGACCAATTTCATCATCATTTGCAATAACTTTATAATATCTATTTGCCATATGACTTTCCAATTCAGGAAAGTTATTTATCAAAAAACTAACAGCTTGCGCCACGTTTGAAACATTTATATCTTCAAATTCTTTATGGCCGATTTCTTTGGCTAATTCTCCATAAAGTTTAATTTTACGAAGCATAACGATACCGCCCTCCTGTACATTTCAATAACCAAGGATTGTATGGCTCTCTACAAGATAGTCTATCCCCTAAATGATGTAAAACATCACCATCTATATAAATTCCAACATGATTTAACCCTTTGCCAAGAATACTCATCGCCAGAACATCCCCATTTTCTAATTTTTCATTTTGTTCTAATAAACGAAACCCCGCTGTAATTAAATAATTATTAAAATCGCCATCTTCTTTAGATTCTGGATTTTCTGCAAATATTTCAGGTGTTAAGGGTCTTGTAGCTTTTTTAAAAGAAATTCCTTTTTCTTGTAAATACCAATCCTCCACTAAACTTAAACAATCAGTAATACCCCAAACCCAAGGCCGACCAAGTAAAGGCGCTTTAAATCCACAAGGTTCGTAATATCCCCAAGCTTCAGTTTTAGGGTTAACGATATACCAAGGCAAATTTGACTCTTCACAACTTATTTTGTCCGCTTCTGAAGCGACAGGCGGTGTTGTCGGGTGCGAATGAACTATACCAATAATTTCTCCAAGAGAATCTCCCGCAACAAAATCTTCTGGGTTCATTATGAAACATTGATGAGAAGTTATAGCTAAATTTTCACAAGGAAAATATTTTTCTTTTCCGCGAATATTTAATAAAAGACCGCAAGATTCTTTAGGGTCTTGATTTTTTGCATGAAGTAATCCGTCAGCTTTCCAAGTCATATAAGCAATCCAATACTAGGAAATTCAGATCGGGTGCATTGACGTTTCGGCGCTCGAACTCCCGCCATATCAAAAACAGCCGCAAGTTCAAAAGTAACAACAGTTCTATTTTCTGCCGCTTTTCTATCAATAGTATAAATTTCTTGCGGATATTCTGCCGTGTTGTCTGGGGTTCCATATGGATTAACGTTACTAGGAAAATTTGCAGCGTCAAGAAATCTTGCTTGCGTTCTTATCCTTTTAACAGTTGCGCCTGTCAAATCGTTTCCAGTTGTTATTGCGTTTACTGTAAGAAGTATTGCAGAAATTGTTCCAATGGCATTTGAAAAAGTAAGAGTTGGGCGTGGAAGTTGTCCTTTACCATATTGAAAACCTTCAGCCTGAACAGGATATCTTGTATAAGAATTACCCGCCCATACAATTTCGCCATTATCTTTTAAACTTGTTCCCGCATGAAAACGATAAACTGTTGTCGCACCGTGCAATGAATTATCAAGAGTTAACGTAAAAAGTTCAATAACCGCTGATGGATTGACATTCTGTAATTCACTTACAATTTTATCTGTACTCATGCTTCAAAAACTTGTCTAAAAGTTGCGCTAATGTTTGTCCTTTCATTATATGGGATTCCTTTTTGCCAAGATTCACAAACAAATTTTTTAGCGCCTGCAAGAGTAACAGAAACAGCAGTCGAAGTAATTGTTGCACTAGCGGCGGCGATAACTGTAAATGTATTTGCATCAACCGCTGTCGCTACTGTATAAGAACCATCAGTTGCGCCTGATGTAAAATCAATTGTTAAAACATCACCGATTGCAATTCCATGATTTGCAATTGTAATTGTGATTGTCGTTCCTGATTGAACATATGTCCCTGTTTTTGTAAATCCTTCATCTGGCGGCGTAAATGTAAAACTTTCCTGATCGTTTGCGCGACTGCGAAGAAATGCCGAAACTACATCGCCGTCTGTTTTACTTAAATCAAAATTTAAATTATAAACAACAGGGTTTTGATTACTAGCCAACCCAAAAAATATTCGTTGCTCGAAACCATCCGCGAATCGAACCGTGCGAACAGCGGGGGCGGACTTTTTGGAAAATCCTGAATAAGTCGGGGTGACGCTTGGAAAGGTTGCCATTTATGCTAATAAACCTCCCGGCCTTTTTTGTTTTATTAATTCTGATTGTATCGCTGAAGCAAGAGCAACGCCAAGTTCTTTCCCGCGATTTTCGCTTGCATCTGATTGCATACCGCCCGCATCTACGCTTACATTTATATTATTAACAACTCCGCCACTTCCGCCGATCTTGTTATTTGGTGTAACTGTTCCGCTTGACTTTGGTGTGAAAATCTCTGGCCCTCGCTCCCCGACTAAATAACTACGCCCTGCGGATGCCGAACCACCATTTGCAAGACCCGGTAAGTTTGAAAATATACCGCCAAAACTTCGTTTTAATAAAGTATTTACCCCAAGCCTTAACAAAGACGATGCAAGATCATTCACAATCGCTTTTGCCGCTTCTCCAAGACTTCGAGTTCCTTCGATAGCACCGACTAAAGCATCAGTGATACCTGTTGCAATATTATCTCCAATTTGTGTAAATAATTCTTTTTGTCGGTCAAGAACTCTATTTTGTTCTTCTAATTTTCTTGTTCCTTCTTCCATTTTAAAAATCTTTGCAGCTTCGAAAATTCCTATTTCTGCAACTAAATCCATTTCGCGATGTTTCTGTTCAATCTCTTTTTCGTTACCTTCTAATCTTGCTGTTAATAATTCGTTTTTTCTTTCAATCAATTTTACTTGCTTATCAAATTCACTTGTTTCTATTTTTGTTTTCTTCAATAATTCTGGTACTGTTGCATCTTGAGTCTGTGGGGAATCAATTTCAACTTGCAATTGTCCAGTTTGAAAACCAAATTTTTTTGTTAAATCAAGTGTCCTTTCCGCAAATACTTTTTGAAATTCTTGATTCCTTGCAAATGGGTTTGCTATCCTTCTTAAATTTACTATTTCTTCAGCTTCATCACGTGCTTGATCTTGTATTCTCTTTCTTGCTTCTTTATTAAGACCTAACCCCGACTGTAATTTTGCAATATTTAACGCTTTATTTATTGTATTAATAACAGTAATTGTGTTATTTAGGACAGCTTTTAAAACAGGATCAAGAACTTCACCAAAAGTTCGCGCCAAACTTTCAACGCCATCAACAAGGGTGCTAAATTTACCCGCTAAAGTACCACTTTGAGCAATAGCGCCGCCTGCATATTTACCGCCCGCGTCTGTTATCCGTTGTAAAGCAACATTAACAGCATCAGCGCTTATTCTGCCGCCCTCTAAAGCCTTTCTAAATTCATCGGCTGTAAAGCCATACATTTTAATTAACTCATCTTGTAGACTGACACCCCTTTCCTGTAACTGAAGCAATTCTTCTCCTTGCAATCTACCTTTCGCCTGTATTTGTCCAAAGGCTGTTGCTATACCGCCAAGATCGGCTCCTGTAGCACCCGCAACATCAGCAAGCCTTTTTGTGACGTCAACAAGTTCTTCTGTTTCAAATCCAAACGCTTTTAACCTTTTTGTTGTTTCTATAAGATCAGAACTTTTGAAGGGCGTAACAGCACCGAAAGCCTGAATTTCTGCAATTATTTTATTCGTATCTTCTAATGAACCTGTTAAGACTTCTAAACTTTTTCTTTGACTCTCTATTTGTTGCGTGTTGAAAATAACAAAAGAAGCTGTTTTA